GTAATCGGTCATTTTCTCGGAAACTCCCATATTAAGAACATAAAGAAAATAGTTGACTATCTTATACGCGTTCAGACGTACGGCGGCATCTAAGATCGAATCTTCGTCTTCTTTCGATGTTATCGTTACGTTTGCGTAATCAATTCCAGCATTAATCAAGTCTTTTAAAAAATCAAGGTCGTCGTATTCGGCGCAGTCAAATAAAAGGTTGCGACCAAAACGAATGATCGCAGATGACTTCTCTTCTTGAGTTAGACTATTGAAACCTTGTCGTAATACTTCTCTGGATCTTTGAATAACACCAATCATTAAAAAATGACAATCCTTAGCTCTTGAACTTCCCTAGTTATGAAAAAATAAAAGTTTTTAAAGTTGAAGACGTTGCGTCAGATACCCAGATATTCTACGATTCAACGAGAAATAAATTATCTGTCGTCGCGACATTCACTTTCTTATATGGTGTCTTATGATGATACTAGATGCGTATTTACGCACCCGAAATACGGAGAAGAATCAAAAGACGTTCTATTCGAAGATTTCAAAAAGATACGTTATGAATTAGTAACAGCAGAAGTCGCATGCGCGTTAGACAAAATAAAAGCCGCGGAGATAAATTTGAAGAAAGCTGAGTTATCCGAAGTCGAATTCTACGAAACGCTAAGGTGGGGGATAAAAAATTACCCTACACATCCTTTTACGTCACATTACGATCGCATGTTTCCTATTGTGTTTTTGCTGGGCAAACATTACTCATTTGATATACTATGCAAAGCGATCAACAGTGACAAGTCTTTAAATTCTCATAGGGCGCTTTTCAATGCTTCTACAATTGCCGGTGTGATGGCGGACAACGACCCTGACTATAATACTGTAAGAAGATTCCGCATGTTAGGCTTTAATTTTGCAAATCCAGAATTTGTATGCGCATTTGTCTCCAAATTTTTTATAAGTGTCCAAGAAAAAACCTACGAAAAGGCAGAGAAGTTATTTACGCTTTCGTTTTCTTCAGGGTTTAAACCAGAACATTTCCTAGATACACGTTTAGGTAATTGCGGCTTTGGGATAACGTATTTGGTTAGTGTACCCGAATGGATGTCCGTTCAACGGGTTGCATGTGCCAAACTTCATTCATCTGGGAAATATGAAATATGTTGTTCATGTTGTTGCTATCTTAGTTGTATTCTCGCATACAACGTCTATCTTACAGAAGTCACATTGTTTCAATTGCTAGAATGTTGTATCCCCTAAGAGATCACTTCTTCATCTTTTTGCCATAAAACTATAATTAAAGATATACAATATCTCATGTATTTTGACGGTGAGAAATATGTTCACCCATATGGGTGCATGTTGAAGAGCGATGTTATGGCATCTGTTAAGAAGTTATATGAGGACAAATACCAACGAAAACATCGCGGATGGTTGAAGATGTTGCTAACAGATAACTTTGCGAAGATGAATAAGTCTTTTTTCGGGTTGGTACGTAAAGATCTACAGTTGCGCATTACCAATTTCTGTTCTATTATAGAAACGACTGATAACCTAAGCCCTTACCTTGGCATATTTTTGCTGTATACCGAGTACATACCCTATGAAGAGATCATATCGGAACTTTACAACAACGACAGACTGATAGAGATGTTCTGTATGGTTCTAAATCGAAAATCGCTCAGGTCTAAAGATGCGACAGCAGTTTTTATGTTGGGATTTGATAAATTGGTTAGCAAACCTAAAATCATTTCCAATATCGTTTATGCATTCGGAAGTCTGTTTAGGGACGACTCAATTCCGTTACAACCTATTATCAATAATTCCGGAAGAATATCATCCATAAAGCTCTCGGACTGCGAAGACTCTCCTGTGGAAAGTTTTTCTGATCTTGAAAAACTAACTAAACACGGACTGTACGCATACGAACTCTTTAGTATGATATTTACGAATTTTGAAGTAGACTTGGATGGGATAAGGGATACGAAGTGGTTTTTATGTGACGAGTCTCTTGGTAAATATTACGGTCAAACCATACGTATATCGTTTAAATTTAATCTTATAGGGTCAAAGTGGATAACAGAAGATATGGATTGTTTAGGAGAAGAATCACTATCGAAGAGAAGTAACGTGTGCTGTACGTCATGTGCCAAATATGTGAAATTACTCAAAATTCACAACGTTTACCTTATGACAACATCACTATTTGACATTCTACGTAGCAAACTCATCAAAAAGGACTTAACGTTTACTAAAAGTGCTTGTTTGGAAGAAGTGTACTTTGATAATCTCTTAAATCAAGAACTTAAAGAGATACAGGATCTTCAAGCCATTGAAGATTCGCTCATTTAACAGAGAATTACATTACTATACTTTAGTAGTGGTGAAGTGATATTAGAACTTTTGAGACATTTATCTTTTCAATCAAATTTTCGGCTGTTGATTGTGTCTACAAGGGAGTAGCAGAATGTATGCCTTGTTTCTTTAACTTCTAGAAAAGCGTGCAGGTAAAGAAGATCAAAGAGCGTAAGATTTGCAAAATATTCAGTGATTAGAGGATGTTTGTAATGGCGATGTAAGCCACAATACATAAGCAAATTGAATATCTTCATATTACACTCTCTCCTGTTTGAATAGATGTACTTATAATTCAAAAGATTTGAAGAAACGTATTTTAAAAGCGGAACGGGGAACAAGTTTGGATGGTTAACGATTGCTCCATGTTCCACCAAAAGTTTGACGATGTCGTAGCGTATGTAGTGATAACCAAGAATAAGGTATGAATGCGATTCGCTGTCAAAATAGAGTTGGTAATACTCTAGCACCCTCCTCAAGTACGATATATCTCTTTCACTTTTTTCTTGAAAAAGAGGGTCGTCTAATATATCTGCAAAATTACTGTCCGCAGAAATGTTTGGGGAAAAATCTGTTGGGAATGTGCTTCTAGTGGGAAGTTTTTCATACACCTTCCCACTTTCAAAGTGTATTTCATGATAAGTCAATTCGCATACCGCTGCCAAGATATACCACAACGAATCTGCTGCCAATCCATGTTTAAGCATGTACAATATCTTTTCTAACGTATCGCGCATTTCTTGGATTATAGCTATCGTTGCGGGTTCTCGTCTTGTAAGACGGTTACAAGCATTGGTGTACACGTTGTGTTCCAGCATTGTTTCGTTTATATCGACGGAACGTGAAAGTAAGAAATCGATTGTTTCGTATTCAAAGAAACAATCTACGCATAAGAAGAAGAGAGGTTCATAGGATGACTTACTTTTATAGTTCGTCTTTTGTTTTTGTGGAATGCTCGTTGTAATTCCTATTCCAGCTGTTAACGCAGTTACTTGTTTTCTTGGGGTACGATGTGAAAGATAGTGGTCGACCACAATCTTAACGACTTCGATATTTTTGTATTGAAACGCACGAGATACTACATCACATGCGATGTAACCACCATCTTTTTCCAAGAGATACTTTAGGATGGTACACGAACCCTTACGTATTGCAAAATCCAAAGCGGTATCTCCGTCCGCATTTTTATGATCAATGGGTATGTTATATTCAATCAAAACCTTAGCAAAAGTAACGTCATCGTACTCGGCGCATGCAAATAGAAGCGTATCGTCGTGTATATTTACGCTTTTAACAACTTCTTGTTTCTCTTCATCCGACAGTTCAAGAAACCCTTGTAAAAGGACTTCTCTTGATTTTTGAATTACCTTAGCAAACATCTACGCGAGTTAGGATAAGAAGATCTTTATTTTTGTATACTTTCAAATATGTACATAAACAGTGAATCAGGTCTCTGCAATTTTTAGTTTTTTTGGGTTTTTTGTGAAAAACTATAAATTTCAAAATTTATGGTTTTATAGGCCAACAAAAAAAATGGATGAACCTCCCGCTAAAAGATTGCGATCAGCTACCCCCAAAATTGGGAGTTGCTCTATCATTTCAAAACGAATTTCTGTCGACGGCGAAATTTTTATCAAAAAGATTATGTATTCCAGTTCCTATCTTGTTAGGTTGGATGAACCTGCAGAAGTTAATCACGACGACCTTTCCGTTTATTTTATTTCTGACAACAGTGTCTGTAACGGAAAAATCAACGTATCGGAACCGAAATCTGATAAAATACCAGAATACGTTCTTAACCAATTTTTCCAGATCATCGTCGAAAGTGGTGTTAAGCTTAGGTGTTTGGTCGTAGGACCTAAACAGATTTGGATTTCTGAAAAGCTTGAAGTTATTTCTCAAAATAGACTTAACTACGAAACAAGCCATCGACGAGCTAAAAATAAGACTTGTCTGGAACAAATCACTCCATCTGCTTCTATCAAGGACGTAGTTCGACGTTTCGGAGACGCCTACCCCAAACTACTCTCATTTTTACCAGAAGATGAAGAAGAATCTTCATCAAAAGAAGTTCCAAGCTCTCAAGTTGAAGATGCTAAAGGCAAGAAAGAAGAAATTCCGGTTGCGGACGGATGTAAACGCAGACAGGGCCTCTACAAAATTTTCTTGAGCGATTTTGATCCTACTGAAAAAATTAATAGAGCTTACATGTGGCGGAAACAGTTGTATCTCTTTACAAAATTTCATGATCTGTTGGTCGAAGTTGGAAATGCGGAAATCGCGTTAACTTCCTCCCAGAGGAAACGACTTGAATCGAGGGGTTACATTGGTGGCATTGCGAACCCGAATCTGCACGCTCACGCCTACTGTGTTGGATGCCTTTGCGATTTTTGTGATAACGCTTCTAAAGATAATCAGAGGGCGTTTATGATGCTCTCTTTTGCGTTTCCTCATGGGGAAAACTTATTATACAAAGATCTCGTTTCTTTTTGGGCATATACTGATATTTTCAGGTTTCCTTTTATCGATTACAAGTCACTTATTCACTTGACTCCTCCTATTTCAGATGCCGAGCACGGCTATACCATCTTTACTTTTTCTATTATGATGCGACGTAACAGTGCCACCAATTACGCCAAGTCGCACAAAAACATTTTCGAAAATATAGTTACCCACGTAAAAACTCACCTCGACTTTTACAGTAAGGATGTACCCAAAAATTATACTGCTGAATCATTCCTAGCGTGGATGGAGGATAAACCAGAAGAAATAGTGTATGGACACAATTAACAAATAAAAGACATTTCACATTGATAGAGACTCACAGCATTAGATACCTTATTTTACTTCTTGTATTTCACCATATTGAAGATTTGAACTATTTTTGAGGCATCTTTTCGTGTAATCCACTGTGAAGGTGTTTACTATGACAGGTAAAAAACTATAAAAATCGTGAAATGTTCTTTAGGAAGTATTTGATCCCTCTCGCTTGTGTCTCGTTGTTATGGATTCTATGAAAAGTTGTCATCTTACCACTTGGTTGCAAAATACCACAAGTAATACACCTAGGAGAGGTCTTACACCAGGGTGTATGTACATTATATGCTTACATTCTACCCCTTTGGATGTAAACGCACCAGTCTCAGTTGCGTTTTTGGTTGATGGTGAAGTAAGGAATGATCTCATCTATTACACCAAGTTCCGTAAACAACTTGACAACTCGTATTTTGTACTTGAACACAAATACAAACTCTTTGTGGAGAGCAAACACTACGTCAGTTGCGTTGTGCAGATCGGAGATGAAGCATGGGTATCTGAAAAGACAAAGATGAACATGAACAGTGACAGACTCAAAACAAGTTTAGTCTCTAGCATTAAGTGTGAATGTTTGGAAGGCTCTACTGACCTGTCTTCTACTGAAATTGTTCGTGATCTTTTTCGTAAACATGGGTGTCTCGAATCAACAGCGAGTCTTCTCACCAACGAATACAAAAAACCGAAAATGGGTAGACCCAGTAAACACGGCGTTGTGTCTTCTTCCGTTCCATTTGAATTTACACTTGAAGTATTGCCAAAAATGAGAAGATTGGTTGAACGCGACATCGCAACGTCTTCCATTCCCTCTGAATTTACGCCTGAAACGCGGTGCGAAAACGAACGTACTAAATTTTTTATGGCTAACTTTGAAGACGAAGAAGAAAAAGGGATGACGTATGCACAATCCTTTTACCTGTCAAAATTTCGCGGACTGTTGGTCCAAATTTCCAAGATGCGAAATATTCTGTCTTTGGAACAGATTTCTCGATTGACTTCGTTAGGCTATGTTCCTAATGTTGACACTGATCTTTACACGTTTACGTACGTTATAGGATGTATTTGTGAACACTGTGATAAAGCACCTATCGGAAAACAGACTGTAACCATGATGGTCTCTTTTGCATTTCCTATGGGAGATAGCGAGTTACATCGAGACCTCGTAGATCTTTGGTCTTATTTCGATATTTTTCGTCACCCTCTTCTAAATTACAATTCGATCATCCATCTTTCTCCATCTCTTGAAGACACAAAGTATGGATATACCATCTTCAACATTTCAGTCTGTTTTTTCCGTAAAAGCGTATCAGGCTTACAAAAAAACAAGATCATTCGGTCTTTAATTTGTAACGTCGACAAAATACTTCGCTGGTATGATGAAAGTCCTGATGATACGTCCGTAGACGCCTTTAACAAGTGGGTAGACCAATCCGTAGTTCCATTAAATCCTTAGTTTCATAAAAAACTACAAATTTCAACATTTCAATAAATCTACTGGAACTAAATTATGCTGTAATGGAACCTTGTGCTAAAAAATTGTGTAACTCGGAAAGAGGAGGAAAAACTATGGGAAAGTGCTTTATTAAGTCAAGATTTCGTACTGTCAAAGGTACACCCGCCAAAGGAATTTTATCAGGTTCGTCTTATATTTTAGGTTTAGATTCTACGCCTGTTAACATCCGAAAAGGATTTGATGTCGCTTTTTTTGTAAACGGAGACGTTCGGAATGATATGATGTTCGTCCGTCCGCATGAACCGGCTAACTTTTCCGATTTGTTTTTCTTTCACGAACAGTATAACTTCAATGCACCAGCAGGCTCTAGAGTGCGATGTCTGGTACATTGTAATGGCGAAATATGGATAACTGAAGAGGTCGTATTACAGACGCCACACAAAAAGCGTAAAAAGTCTTTTCCTGATCTTTTTGACGCTGTGAGCTTAGATACAAAATCGTCCCTGTCGTCTTTGGAAAAAGTCCAAGAGTTACTCCGACATTTCGGCTTTGAAACAATAGGAATTTCCGAACCTATAAGCGAAACTTCAAGTTCTGGTAAAAATTCTAGTTCCAAACCGACGGAACTTTCTATTTCTGGTTCCAATCCTATAAGTTCTGGTGAAAGTTCCAATTTGACAGGAGAACTTCCTATTTCTTCGGCGCGGTGTAAACGTGTCTGCACTAAGTTTTTCATAGCGAATTTCGTTGATACAGAACATCCAGGCGTATCGCGTATCGCGGCTTATCATTTAGAGAAGTTTGTTAAGATTTTGAAACGGATTTATAGTATGAATATAGGTTTGCGTTCGGACCAACTAGAGCGTCTTACGCAACTAGGTTACTTGCCGGATGCACACAATGCTTCATTGTACACGTATTCTTACTTTATGGCTTGTACATGCGAGGTATGTTTACATCCGTCATCCATGTTTTTGGGTGGGAGTCGTATGATATCGTTCGCGTTTCCCACTTCAGAAGAAGATCCATTATACAACGAAATGGAAAACATGTGGTCTTACTACGACGTGTTTCGTCATCCTTTTTTGAACTATGGTGCAGTGATCACCCTTTTGCCATCCATATCTGACCCCAAATACGGATATACGATATTTTCGTTGTCTTGGGAGGTTACGACAAAGAGAACTTTTAAGTTGCAACAGGAAAATGCTTTTGGTTTTATGGTGACCAACCTCGAGAAAGATTTTTGTAATGTGTCATCATGGTACCCTAAGGAGCTAACTGATGAAATGAAGCTATCGTGGATACTAGAAAATCCCTTTGAAATACTTGCGTCTTTAAAGTTTAAAACTTACAAAGCCCAGTGATCTCATCACGGTTTTTTATTTGTGATCATGACAGATCGTTATATGCGTTATATCCTGGATTGTGGGGATGAAGAAGTAAATAAAAATGCAGAATATTACGCTCGTATACTTCAGACTCTTCCTCTTGATAGTTACTTGGAAAAATTGACTGATGTAGAACCTACAAGTTTTGTTGCAAAAGATTTGGTTGACGATGATGCAGTTCGCATAGGATTTACGTCGTTCAATTATGAACGTATTTTAGATATCATCTCTGGTGAACCTATTATCGCAAAGTATGGTAGTTACTCTTTGATTGGATTGGTACTTACTATCTTATTTCAAACATACACGGAATCATCTTCTTATAGTCCTTTACACTATAACTACGTCGTGTTTTACTATTGCAACAGACCCTTGCTCATTCTTCGCAACCTTAACGTTATTCCGCTGGATAGTAAAGAAGTCGATGGCGAGAAATTCCGCTTTTCAAGGGATAACATCGAACACAGTTTCCAATACAAAGGTTTTAACATCCCTACTATTACACCATCGTTTGTCTTGAAATTAGACCTGAAAGATGTCCAAGATATTTTCATGAACCAAGTAAGTTATATGATTCGAAATCATAGATCTCGTTTACTAGAATCAAGCGTGATTGAGCTTCCTTCCGAAGAAAGAATAGGTAACAATCTTTGGATCGTCCCTTTGATATTAGGAATATGCGTATTAGGGAGTGCCTTATACTTACAGTGGATTGCACGAAAAGATGCCTCAAAAATAGTTCGAATTTCACCATATTGAAGGTGAAATACTAGACGTATAATAAGGTATCTAATTCTGTAAGTATCTGTTAAGTATTTCGCATTAGTTATGGTGAAATAGAGTATGACTTTTGAGGCACCTATCCGTACTATTTGTGTAATCCACTTTAAATAAAACTCAAATCCAAGATAAAAGAATAGAACTGAGTTACAAACTTCCTAAAATGAGTTCTAAAAAACCGGAATTGGGCGTAATCGCCATCGATATTGAAAAAACTGGGTGTAGAGATGAAAATGATGATCCTATGTTCGCGGTAGGTATCGCTACTGCACCTATTGACGCTACTTCGATCGACCAAGTATTCTCCTTTTCTGTTGCACTAAATCTTCAGAAACCCGAGAGTATGAATTGGAGCGATTTTTGGAAAGAAAAAGGGTATGAAGAAAGATGTTGGGACGAATTTTGGAGCAAGAACGAAAACATACTCGATCTTCTTCAAGACCCTATAAGGATACTTCAGTATGATAGTCGAGAATTAGTTGCATTGTGGATTAATAACACTTTGATGGTATGTGAAAGAATGTATGAGAAAACTATAGTCGTTACGGATACGACCCTCTTTGATACTGTATGCGTAGGTTCGGAACTTAAGCGTTACAACTTCATCCCTTTGAACTTTACCAGAAAAGGAGAGTATCGGTCAGGTGTTGAAGTTGACTCTTACATCGCCGGTCTTTTCAAGATATCCGATCCATGTGATTGGAAATTAATGGGTGACGTAAATCAAAAGTATATTGATCCATTGCTTCTTGGAAAAGTAGAACATGACCACCATCCTGAAAATGACGCCAAATCTATTTTACTAAAGTATCTCGCCGCCATAAGCTACGCAAAGCAAAAGAATTAGAAATAAAGCTCTTCTAAACACGAATCTGAATGTTCTACGACAAATTAGCTGATATCTCTCGAAGATCGTAAGGATACAAGAAATTACTGTTTCATGGAAAATTAGCGATAATCCAACGTGATGTAAAAAAGCTGCTGACGAGGCTCGAACTCGTGACCTAAGGCTTTCTTTGCAAACCCATCGTATGTCTTTTATAACATAAGACCTTCGCTCTACCAACTGAGCTACAGCAGCTATTCTATAGAAAGTATAGATTTTTCAAGAATTATAAATTGTAAGTTTATAATTTTGTGAAAACTTATAGATTTTCATATTTGGAGAAATATGAAATTGTAAAAAATGTTTAGATATCATATTCTACTCTTAATCCTTGTTGTTGGCATACGTTATTTCTATCACTTGCCCTTTGATGTAAGAGATAAGTGTGTAGGCAATACGAATGTCGTAGCTTCTCCTGATTTTGCACATTATTTCAATTCATCACTATTAGAAGATGAGAGGCAACTCAACGTATCCTTGAGATTCGGGATATATCCCGAATCTCCTATAAAAGCTACTCAATCGATGCTAAGGTATCGTCACAGAACACTCAAAGACATCTTAATTTTATTTCAAGCTCATGATAAAGGATTTATCGATACGACTCGATATAAGGAAGATTTGAATTTATTGCGCGATAACATCGTAGATCCTATCAATCAAAATAGTACTACTGAAAAGGAGATATTGCACATTTTTGATGTACTTGAAAAATTAGACATGAAAGACCTTCACGATAAGAAACAATATGTAGGTATCATCTACACCGAAGAAGATTACGTTTACGCTCTACTCATACAATATCGTCTACTCGAGACCAAACTTTTTGACGTTTGGACGTACGAGTACTTATACTGTAAATTCGTAGACATGAAAAGTTAAAAACTACAGGGGTGGTAGTTAGATACACTCAAATATTAAAAAGATGGATGATAGACTGAAAATCTTTAGTCTATGGACTGACGACACTTATAAAGATCTACGGGAGAAAGCACACAATATTAACGACGCTGATTTTGTTCGCGAAGTAGCAAATTCCAATTTTATCTGTGGGAAGAACAATATCCCACAGGGTATTGTATCTTTGAAATTGCATGTAATCCAATACGTTACATGCAAGAAGGTGAAATATTAGTGTGCAATGACTGCGTGAAAACTGGCTTTGAACATAGATATCTTCAGACAGTGTTCTTAAATGGAGCGTATTGCGCATACATCGAATTAATGGTATCTAACAGCCCTTTCAATTTCGTCTATAACGCTAATCACGACTACTATAACGACACCACTCAAGATATTCGGATTGTAAACGGATCTTACATTGCAGCACCTTCTAATGTAGAACTACGCGCGCTTTACCCAGAAAAGTGCAATCCGTATTTCCAAATAGACTCTACGTTATTCGATGTCTTGAAGAGACACCTTAGCGTAAGTGCGAGCTAATAAAAAACTACAAATAGTGCAGAACTATTAACAAAGACCTATGGCACTAGATACCATATTATATCAACACTAAAGTGAAATTTGAACTATTTTTTGAGGCATCTTTTCGTGTAACCCGTCGTAAATCTCTTTGAATTGGAAAGATGGACGATAGACTGAAATTCTTTAGTCTATGGACTGATGACACTTATAAAGATCTACGGGAGTTAGTATCCGATGGTATAGACGACGAATATACTCGTGAAGATGTCGCATGTACCAAATATTTTTGTGGAAAGTGTGATAGACATTATTCTGTGGGACATTGTATGCTTGAGCTTGCAATGAATCCCTTGCGTTACATGCACGAGGGTGAAATAATTGTGTGTAATGAATGTATAAGTCCAGACTATAAACAGAGATTTTTATGGACAAAGCGCATAAAAGGAGTATATAGTGCGCGCGTTGCGTCTGTATTGATTGCGGGTCCTTTTAATTTCGTCTATAACGCTAAGCACGACTACTATATCGACGTTACACAGGATATTCAGATGAGTGGGGGTAATTCTTTCCATTCTATTCCTTCTGATATAGAACTACGTGAGCTTTACCCAGAAAAGTGTGATCCATATTACCAAATAGATTCAACCTTGTTCGATATCATGATGAGACACATCAACGGTATTAGTGAAAGTGTGAGCTAGAAAAAACTACAAGATAGTGTAGAACCTATTGAATCTTGTTTAATTGGGAGATGGACGATAGATTGAAGATTTTCAGTCTGTGGTCTGAAGGCGCTAATAAAGACAAACGCGAAATAGTGTACGACAAGAAATACGATGATTTTGTTGATATAGAGGGAATAACCATAATCTGCAGATCCAACTTTGTCTGTGGAAAGTGTGGTAATTCTCGTTTTGTAGGGACTCGAATGTTTGCGCTTGTATGTAACCCTACGCGATACATGCAATAAGGTGAAATAATGGTGTGTAATAGATGCTTGGTAGATGCCAACAAATCAATACGATTGAGATATCTTCGGACGAACTATAAAAACGGGGTATACAGAGCGCAGATCATTACCATATTCGGATATATAAGTAATTATGATTACGTCTATAACTCCAAATATGATTACTATGTTGATCCATGTGATATTCTCGGGCTAAGCGATACTTTTAAAACTCGTCGTCTTCCTTCTGATATAGAACTACGTACGCTTTACCCAGAAAAATGCGATCCATATAATTTTATCAACTCATCCTTATTCGATATCATGTTGAGACACTTCAATACATGAAAAACTAAATTATACAAGTTCCAGATAAAAAGATCCTCGAAGTACTTATACGTATCTAAACGTATACAAAAATAAAGCTCTTCTTATCCTGAACTCGTATAGTGTAGAATCTATTTGGTAATATTGGAAAGATGGACGATAGATTACGTATTTTCAGTCTATGGACTGATGATGCTAATAAAGATCTACGAGAAAATGTATACGACAAGAAATATCTCGATTTAGATTTTGGATATATTGAGCGTATCCAAAAAACAACGTTCATATGTGGAAAGTGTAGTAAATCTCGTAAAGTAAACTATCACATGTTTACTACAGTCTGCAACCCCTTGCGCTACATGCGAGAAGGAGAAACTATAATATGTGGACAGTGTATCGGAGAAAAGAATGAAGATCTTCGTAGAATTCTGATGATCGTCAAGGAAAAAGGAATACCTAAAAGTTGTGCATATGTACACATGAATACAGGATTGTATTACATGGTTTGTGGTAATAGTCTGGTGTATAATTATCAACGTGATTATTTCATCAGTGCAAAGGACGGAATCGAAGTATCTAAAAATAGAACAGATTTTATACCATCAGATTTAGAACTACGTATGCTCTATCCTGAAGTGTGCGATCCTTATTACCATGCAGATTCTACATTATTCGATATTTTACTCCACATAGTTTTTCCATAATATTTTCAATAAAAAACTACAACTTTCATATTTGTAGTTTTACAGTATAACATGCTATACATCCAAACTATTTCACAATGTGCCAATCGGTAGTTTGTGGAAACTGTCAGAAAAGTACACCATTAACTTATTCAAGCGGTCTGAATCACTACACTGTTGATAATCTTAAGATCGTATTAAATTCCGTCGGTAATAACGAAAAGTTAATCTGTGGAAACTGTATCTTTGACGTACTTGGCGATGAAATGAAGCTAGTCGAATATTTTCCATTCTTTGGAAAACGCGTAGTAGTTATCAAGAATCCCAAAGATCACTCAGGTCCTCTACCCAAACCTAATTACGCTATTTGCTATTTCTTGGTGAACTCCATTGAACAATACGCTTACAACCTCATTCAACATGATTTCTTACATCGCTAAATAAAACTGGAACTCCTTATCTTTTTATTCGTCTTGTATACGTCGGAATAACTTCCGCACTTTACGTTCTCTATGATATGCGATTTCTTACATCGTTAAATAAAACTAGAACTCCTTATCTTTTTATTCGTCTTGTATACGTCGGAATATCTTCCGCACTTTACGTTCTCTATGATATGCAGAAGATACCCTGTTACATTCATTGCCAAGTTCAAGGAAATCAAGATCTTGACTCTGTTCTAAGAAATAGGCGATATTTGCGCCTATGTTCCTCTTAGAGTCCCAACAGCGTACTGTACGTAACATGTACCTTGCATACGCAAAATAGAATCTCTTCTCACCGATAGTCATTTTTTCAAAGTCAAGAGGAGATGGCTCATATTTGATGGTGTCGTATAAGCAAACAGGCCACAAAGGAATAGACATGCAAAAATCGAATTTCTTTAGTTTCGCAATGTCTTGGTCACCATATCCTAATTCGGGCGTTTTCAATAGATGAACTTCATTGTTTACGGCGTTGAAATTATACACTCCGTAAACAATGCCAATGCTAGCGTATGTACCTATAAATTTGAAGAAAGACATGGAGAATTTGAGAAGTAAATTTGAGATTTCATAAAGAAATCTTAAGTTTTCACAATTACAGCAGATCGCGCGAAAAGATGTCTCACAAAATAGTTCCAATTTCGCTTTAGTAGTGGTGAAATACTTGAAGGTATCTAACGCTGTAAAGTCTTAAGGTTACTTCACTTTATTTAGAGAATTGGTTACATGAAGCAACTCATCAACGGTTAGACACATAGGAGGTTGAAAACGAAGTACGTTACCCAATGGTCCTCCACGACCCATCAATACGCCCATACGAAGTAATTGAAGTTGAATATCGACAGCGCGATTCATATCACCATCTACTTGAATGCCTTGTAAGAGTCCTGCACCACGTACTTCTTTGAACGGGGACTTACTCATCTCTATAAGTTCTGAAAGCCGGTGTCTAAAGATGTCACCCAACAATTTGGATCTTTGCATTAAGTTCTGTTGCTTAATGACTTTGATGACGGCTGAAAGCGCTACGCATCCCAACGGATTCGCAGCGAATGTATTAAAGGTCTTCTTCTTACAAAACGCTTCTGCGATATCTCTTTTTACGATAACACCAGCGATAGGATACCCATTTCCAGCTCCTTTGGCAAATGTAATGATGTCAGGGTAAAATTTATAGTCAGGGAGATGATGTTGAAATCCCCAAAAACTTTTCCCGGTTCTTCCAAAACCGGTCTGTATTTCATCACATATCGTAACGCCTCCATAATCTTGTACGCGTTCAAAAGCGCGCATCATGAATCGATCGGGAAGTTCAATAACGCCACCGTATCCTTGAATAGGTTCTACGATGATGGAAGAAGGAAGATCCAAATTAGAACTTATGTGTTCATCGAAAGATTCGATTGACGGAGGTGACTGTACAGAAGGTGTGTACAAATGTGGGAAAGAATGCATCGAAGGTACATCCGTAACGCTAGCGGCGTATCCTTGTACACCATGATATGCATTCGTGAGTGATAGAACATATCCTCGTCCTGTAAAAGTATACGCCATTTGAATAGCAAGATCCACTGCTTCAGAACCGGAAGACGTAAAGTGAACAGTGTAGTCATGGTGTTTGTAATGGGGAATTGTCTTCACAAGATCTTTTGCCGCGATAGATTGCGTTTCGTTATGGAACATAGTCGTAACGTGATTAATTTTGTTCTGTTGTTGTCGTACGGCACTATCAACGACTTCATTTCTATAGCCAACGCTGACGCACAGATTTTCGGACATACAATCGATAAGTTCACCGTAATTGGTCTTCACTTTAGAACCAGTACCCTCAAAGATTTCGACATCTTGATAGTTAGGTGGAAGGAACTTGAAAGTTTTGCAAGATGGCGCAAGAAAATCAGAGTAGAATCTACTCGAAATTGGAAATTTACGTAATGCAGAATAAAACATTTTGTGATTTGGTGTGTTCAACGATAATCTTTAGAATTGTAGTTTTTTTTGGTAATTGCGCCTTAAAATATTTTGTCGTAATCTTACATACTCATATACTTTGTATACTTAATGGAAGGCGAAAACGGATCGAGTGGCAACAAGGGCGTTGCAATGTCCGTACAGACGCTCGTTCATATCGGTTTGGAAGCACTAGTCATTTCTGGCGTTACAATTTGGTTAAGCAAGAAGATAGGTAGACTAGAAGATCACGTTGATCATCTTTCATCTGAATTCACAAAGAAGATAGCCGAAAAAGATGAGGTAATCGCCGTCCTAATAAAAAGACAGGAAGTTATGGAACATCTTCTCGCCAATCTCCTACAGAACAACCCACAACTACAAAGTGGTCATAATTATGGAGGGCAGCCTATTGCGTACGCGCAACAACCTTACAATCCTTTCTCTCCAAATTATAACGTTCAACCGCAGCCACAGTTTGAAAGTGTAAGGAATCCGTTTCAACCACAACACATTCCTCAACACACACCCCAACATATTCCTCAACCTATGCAACCATTTCAACCGTTTCAACAACCACACCAACCTCAGCATATGCATCCGCCCACTTATATGCCTAATATGAGATATGCAAGTGTTCCGCAAATGCCTCCTATGCCACAATTCACTCCAATGACACCTGCTACCGTACACACTACCGCCACTCCTACCACCCATTCCAACACTACGCCATTACCTCAAACTCCAAAAACGCCTCAATCTAAATCTCCTCCTGTTGTAGAGAAAAAAGTACCTGAAGAGAACTTTGCAGAACTCGATGATATACTGAAAGAACAACTCGGTAATATACTCTTTGAAGATGAAGAAGCTGGTATTGCGAAAGAATCGTCTCCTAGCGACGATAGTAAAAAAAAGCCCACATAGTGACTAACGTCAAATCACTTCACCACCCCATATCAAACATATCACAACTATCACAACTCACTACACCTGAACTTCAAAGTGAACTATATCAAAAAATAGGAGAATCGGTAGTCAATGTGGCTGCCAACGTAGCAAACATCGCGTACAACGTTTATAAAGCAAATGAACCCCTTATTAGATCTATAGCATTTTCGTCTCCTGATGTAAGTACGTATTATTCAGAAAGTTCTTTCTCTTCTTCTGCAGGTGAAATGTTTGCGTCTTTTGCAAGTCTTTCAAGTACGTTTCAAAGTCGTGCGGTACCGAGACGTGGAAAATATGGAAGTCGGCCTATCATAGAGGAGATAAGTGATGAAGAAGAGATGCCTGCAAAACCACCACGCAATCCCAAACTTCGTCAGGAATGTAGTAGGGTAGTTACGAAACAAGAAATTGCAAACGCGAAAAAAGTAACAAATAAGAAAGACGTCATAATTCCTGTGGCTAAGAAAGAGGTTGTTGAGAAAGCGAGACCTAAAGGAAGAATATTTGAAGATGTTCCAGAAAATATTCACCTCAACGACAAATTCCTTGCTGATCTTGAGAAACTTTCAGGTCCATCAACTCTAAATAAAATGATGCCTACATTGGGTGTAGCAGTAAGTAAACTACGTCGCAGAAATTAGACACCAAGAAGAGATGAGTAAACTCATCTTTACGTACTACTAATGTAGTACGTAATACCTAAAATCCTCATCGCTTCGCGATGAGTAAACTCAGCTTCAAATTCCAAAGACAAAATAAGCAGTATGTAACAACGAAATTCCTCATCGCGAAGCGATGAGTTTACTCATTCTAAAGACGG